TTTGTTAATCTATCGCTATGTTTCGGAAGTACCCATCGGCGATGAGCCTGTTGATCTTGTGCTTGGGATACATGAAACGCGAGCGCACACCGCTGCCGTCTTCCGACTGCACCGATATGCGCTCCCTGGGTATTGCGCTCTTCTCACCGAATGTCTTGATCCATGACGGTGTGAACATTGGGAACTGCTCACAAAGCTGCTCCTTTGTCAACCACTCTTCTTGGTAGACCTCGTTCAGTTCTGCCATCGACCGCTTCACCTCGGCGACTATCTCAGCGCGTAGCATCTTATCCATATCAATTCCTTTCTAACATTGGAATGATACCTTGTTTCTTCAACTCTTCATAGAGGAACTTGCGCCCGGCCTGCGTCCATTCGGTGTGAAGCACAACGTCAGGGCGACCGTCGGAGCGTGTGATGTCGATGGAACGGCTCGAAACGTAGCCGCAATCCTTATATCTTGCGTAGAGAATCCACTGGCCGTTGATTGAGTATTGGATGCCCATGTCTGCCAGTTTCTTATTGAGTGCCTTGCCGCTCATGCCATAGTCCTGAGCAATCTGCGAAACAGTCAGCAAAGCCTTTGACCGCATAATCAGGTCGAGATAGTTCTTGTCGTTCTTCAGTTCCTGGTTCTCGACAGCCAACTGAATGTTTTCCTCTTCGAGTCGCTTGTTCTCGATCATCAGTGTGGTCTTCTGCTCATATTCCTGTGCCCATGCCCTTGCAGCCTCGGCAGGGTTCGTGAAGTCTGGCAACTGAAGCATGTTGGCGCGTGCCTTCTTTTCCAACTCTTCCCAGCGGATCACCAACTTGGCGCGTGCTTCATCATTAAACTTGGTAGCGACATAGAGACATTCCGTTTTAGTCAACTCATAGTATGGGTCTTTTCTCTTTGCACCGTTTCCAATTTCGACCTCATGTAACATCAGGGAAAATTTTCCCTCATGTACTTTCTCCCATGCTGGCTCCATCTTGCGGATGGCTTTCATCACATCATTGTGCGACTTTCCCGTCAGCTTGGCAATCTCCAAACTGCTCATAGTCTGCTGACTCTCTCCAAATTGAATTAATTCTCTCTCCATAGCTTTTAAATTTGGTATAATTTAATTTATTCTCTTATACGCAATAGTCAAACGCTCATCCGGCACAACGGTTTCAAAGTCGTTGCCAAGCGTTTTCTTCAGTTCGTCCATAGTCACGCGCTCAAAGTCAAGACCTTCGAGGCGTTTCAGTGTAGAGAATTGCACCCTTGCGCTCTCCACAGCCTTCAAGTCGGGCAAAGTGAAGATGGCCGTCTGCCCGACTTCCATTGCTCTTACTGCTTCCCTTGATACGTTCTTACAAATCATAATTTTACTTAATTATTTAATACGTTTTGTACAATTTCGGGAGAATAGTCGTATATTTGCATTCCCTATTTATTTGCAAAGGCGGTTTTCCGTCCGACGGCTATTCTTATACCCGAAATGTACGTTAATTACTTACGGGTGCAAAGATAATAAAAACCGTCCAAACATTATACAAACCGTCTAATTATTTAACATTAATTATACATAATGTATAAGATGGACACAGAAAAAGACCCTGAAAAGGCAAAAAGATTGAACGAAGTGTATAAATACCTCTTCGCTCACTCCAACATTAACAGCAAGACAAATTTTGCTGATGTGCTTGGAGTCCAAAGAACAGGATTGTCAGCAGCCATGAATGGAAGTAAGGCAAACTTGACTGATAATCTATTTTCAAAAATATGCTCAAAGTTCCCCATTTTTAATCTTGACTATCTCCTAACTGGCACAGGCCAGCTACTCGCCATTCGTGAAGAAGTTACGAATGAAGAAATAGAAAAACAGATAAATCCACAGCAAACGTCTTATGTAGAGAAATATATTGCTTCGCTCGAAAAGCAAGTGAAAGACAAAGATGACCAACTGGCAGACAAGGAAAGAACCATCAGGCTTCTGGAGCAGAAAATTGAAATGCTCGAAGCCATGCAGCACATCGACTCTGGCGATCTGCTACGCTCACCGTTCCCCATTGGCGTTGCTGATAAAGATAAAAGAAATCCCGCCCGCGTATGAACAATATTATATATAGAATAACCTTAATTTTAGGCAGTGTTTTACTAATGTTTTACACCGCCCTAATACCATATTTGTTAATCTATTCAATATCACCACATTACATGAAACCACTGGAGCCCCAAACGGATCACTTTGTAAAACAGGCGGGAACTCCGAAAAATACGCGGAGTCCGCCTAAAATAAAGGGAAACAGCTTAAATCTGAGAAGATAGAAAAATTCCGATAATGGGATATTTTGGGAGAAAAAGGCCGGAATGTTTTACAAATATTGTACTTGTGTAAAACAAAAATGTAAAACATGTAAAACAAAGATGTAAAACATCGGCCTTAAATATAAATAAATAACATACGCGCATGTATGTGCGCAAACATATAACAATATATGATAACAACAAAGATTATATTCGACCGCCGGAAGTCCGCAAAGAAGAAACAGCCTGGAGCGATAGAGATTAGGATTATTGAAAACAGAAAGACCTATTACGTTTCGACAGGCATCAGCGTCATGTCATCGCAATGGGTAGCTGGTCAGGTGGTAAATCGTATGGACGCGCAAGAACTGAATAAACGGCTTGCGCTGATATACCAAAAGGTAATGGACGAAGTAAATATCTACATCGAAGCCAGACAGCCCGTCAACATTAATACCGTCAGAATGAACGTGTGGGCTTTCTCGTCAGGAGGAGTGTCGTTTATAGACTGGATTGACGAGCAAATCGGTATGCTTCGAATATCTGAAGGCACGCGCAAGCATTACAAACCGTTATTTGTGCGTCTTGTAGAGTTCGGTGGTATCAGTAGTTGGCATGATGTGAATGTCGAGAAAATCTATGCCTTCGACGCTTGGTTACATAAATTAGGGTTGGGCGACGCTGGTGTCTATAACTATCACAAATGCCTTAAAGCCCTGCTGAACCGAGCCGTTGAGTTTGACCGTATCGACCGAAACCCCTACGACCGCCTGAAGGGAAAGTTTAAGCGTGGAGATAAGGAAAACGTGGAGTATCTGACAGAGGAGGAAATGAGGAATTTTGAGACGATGATATTACCACCTGGCACTGCTCTTGAACTGGCTCACGATCTGTTTGTCTTCCAAATGTACACAGGACTGCCTTATTCCGACATGCAGGCTTTTAATATGAATGACTACAAGTGGGACGGCATGAAATGGAATAACGTGGGAACAAGAATCAAGACTGGAGTGCCGTATGTTTCGAGCATCCTGCCACCTGCTTTGCATATCCTCGAAAAGTATGGCATGAAGATTCCGAAGATGAACAACGCGGATTATAACCGCCAACTGAAGGCACTCGGACTGATGGCAGGTATTAAGACGCGGTTGCACAGCCATTTGGCACGGCATACGTTTGCGACCTACATGCTGCGCAATGGCGTGAAAATCGAGAACGTGTCGAAGATGCTGGGGCACACCAACATCACACAGACGCAACGCTATGCGAAGGTTCTGGCTCAAAGCGTGCATGAAGACTTTGATATGATTGCAGAAAAGATGTCAAACCCTAAAAAATAAGATTATGGAACTTGTGATTGGATTAATTGTTATCGTCGCGCTGATAGTCGGGTTTATGGTTGCGAATGACGTTAGTGAGCGACAGTCGTATGAAGATGTGCGAGAAGAACTTGGGCGGAAGCTCCTTGAAAAAGAGAAGAAGAAGGACAAAGGGGAGTGACGTGAACTCCCCTACCCTTAAATATAAACTATTAAAAACAATCACTATGAAAAAATCAATGATGGCCGTGGCAGTGGCCTTGTTGCTGCCGAGTTGTGAAAAGCACGAGGTCTCCTTGAGCGTTCAAAAGCCAAAGGACACGATGGAACATGTTGTAATCCGTTTTGACATTCCGATGACGATGACGCAGGAGGCCATGACGCGAGGCACGTTGTCAGAGTCGAAGATGACCGATCTTTGGCTGTTTGACTTCATGGGCGACGAACTGAAACAGACTATCCACCAGCAAAGCACTGATGACGGCTTTGGCTCTGTTGCCGTGACCGCAGAGACTGGCGGCCACCAATTCTGTTTTGTGGCGAGCCGTGGCACCAACGCCACCGTAACAGACGGGGAAATCACATGGGAAAAGCCGAGCGACACGTTTTGGCAGAAAGTAACGTTGACCGTAACACCGCAGACGGCTACGGCTCAGTCGGTGGAACTGCAACGTGTCGCCACCCGTCTCAGGATCTGCATCACCGACGAAGTGCCGGCCACGCTCTCGAAACTATCCATCACCGCCGATACATGGCATTGCGGCATAGACGCTCACACGGGAGAACCTACGACAGCGACCCATAGACAGACTACTATCAATGTGCCAGCATCGTATCAAGGAACTACGGGCCAACTCGCCGCCTCCATCTTTGGTCTGTGCGGTGATGACTACACCACCAATGTCAGCGTGACTGCCCTTGATGCCAACAGTCAGACGATTGCGTCCGTGAGTCTTGAAGATGTGCCGATGAGCCGGAATACTACGACTCAGTATTCTGGGCCACTCTTTACGAGACAACCGACATTTAGCATGATCGTTTCAGATGCTTGGAATGATGATGTCGAAATCACATGGTAGAAAGACATAGTAATGTTTAAAGACATAGCAACAAAATAACGATTCTCCCTCAGAAAAATGTTAATATGTTACTATGTCTTTAAAAGACACTATGTCTTTTTCGCGTTCTCGGCTTGGAGCCTGGCACGCATTTCATTGACAACATTATCGGATGGAAGATCGGGCTTTTCCCATGAGAACGGGAGCCATTGGTCAACGGGTGGTGGTTGGTGCTTGCTGCCCATGCAATGAGCCGCGTTGTAGGCCACGAGGCGGGCCTGCTCCCAGCCGGGATGATGCCGACGTGAATAGCCACGGATGATGAGAATGATTTCCCAGAACTGCAAGTCGTAGAGGTATTCACGACGCGGTATGCCTATCTCGCCCACGAAGATCATGTATCTGTCGTGAGCGGTAGTCAGTTTTTTGGCTGTTCCTCTGCGTCGTCGTTGGCAGGCTGTTCGTCCTTCGGGATGATTTCGGGCACACGATACCATTGTCCGCGCAATTCGACGATGGTGGTGATGAGATTTGTCACGTCTTCTGGTGAAGCCTCGAAAAGCACTTGGTTCGTGTCAACGGGTGGCTGCTGATTGTCCTTACTGTAGGCCGCGATGATGCCACCTATACCCAAGAACATCCAGTCGCCCGTCATAGCCTTGGCGGATTCGGTGATGATGGTGTTGCCATTCTCGTCTTTGCCAAACGTAGGTACAAAGACGCTGATGGATTTGCCAGTGATATTCTCAAATGCGTTTTCGGTTGCGGCGCAGTAGCAAATGCGCACTTCTTGGCCGCAGATTTTGATAGTCTTTTCTGTCATAGTTCCAATAATTTTTAGAAAAGCACCGCCCGCCGATGGTGACAGCGAGCGATGCCGTGTGTGATTAAATGGCTGAAGATGAAACGTTGCCCTTTGTCAATGGCCCGTCTCCCGTCAGTTGAATGGTGTACGAGGCATTCTGCCTGTTGGCTGCGGTCACTGAACAGTCATTAACCCAGGCATAGCCCGAATAAACCACGCCACCGGCAACAGGTACGCGATTCTTTTCGCCCTGCGTCTGCTCGAACTGCACTTGAACCTTCTGCTGTGCCAGCACCAAGTCGAGAGCGTCAGCACCGTTCTTACCCGTGATGTCTGCATCTACAGAGAACAAAGCATCGCAACTCATATCCCACGAAATGCCCGTCGGGGTCTGTTCCGTGAAATTGTTTGTGGAGTCTTTGGTGCTGCTCTCTTCAAGATTCAGGCTGGTATGCACCGTGCAACTCGTAGCAAATGCCACAAACTTACCACCGATGGTAATACGCAGATTTTGTCCTTTGATAACTCCCATATTATTCTAAGCGTTAGTGTCGCACTGATAGGTAAGACTCTGATAATAGCAAGGCTTGTCGGGATCATACATGACACCCGTCGCGCCAAACTGATAATCGACAGGTACTAACTCGTAGTCTTCATCTGTCGGGTCGGCCTGCTCAAAATACTCGCGGATGGTCTTGCGCACGGTCTCAGTCATGTCGCCAAGTTCCTCGCGGGTCTCAGCGCACACCTCCACGTCTATGTTCACGGTGTCCGA